GTGTTAATCCCCAACGACTCAGCACTCGCATCCCAGAAGAACTTTGCAGTTGTGCCAGTGTCTTCATAGAAGGAGATGTCGCCTTCATTACTTATCTTTAATTTTTTAACAGCTTCACCACCAGAATTAGCTGTACCAAATTCAAGCTGAGTTGCAACTCCAAAAGCATCTTGTGCTAATGCTTTGATATATGCATGATTACCTGCACCACTTCCAGACGTATCGCTTCCGTAAAAATTTATAGTTCCTTTAGCATCACCCGCTGTCCAAGAACCATTAAAACCAGACTCTAATGTTATTACAGGATTTTTACCTGCATCTTCAACAGTCAGCCCATCCGCTGTGACTGTGCCATCGACGTTGAGGCTTGTGTTCATATCAACAGCGGCATCAAACTCTACAGCACCTTGGAACGTACCACCTGCAGAAGCAGACACTGTGTCGGCCACTAGGAAGTTTCCAAAGGCATAGATGTTTAATTCATCACTTGCAGTTGCACCAGATGTCAGTGTGATGCTTGAGGAGGTTGCTGTGTAGTCTGTACCTTGCTCAAGCACTACACCATTCAGTGTAACAATCTCTGCACCAACAGTAAGGGATAGTGTTTCTGTGTTGTCATCACTACCAGAGAATACAGTTTGTCCGCCTGTAGCAGTGAAGTTAAACTTAGTCATGGTAGCAACAGACGCTGATGATGCCGCAATCCACCCGGATGCAGTGTACACCTTCATTACACCATCAGTGTTGTTGAAGTATAACGCACCTACAACAAGAGGATCACCATCGTTATCTGTAGCAGGATCACTTGCATAACTACCTAAGTACCTATCATCAAAGTTGTCTAGTGCTGAAGCCGCTGAAGCCGCTGATGATGCGGCAGAGGTTGCACTACTTGATGCTTCAATTGCTTTAATGGTTGCAGTTGATGCCGATGCAGAAGCTGATGTAGCCGCATTGGATGCTGTAGTCGCACTTGTAGCCGCATTCGTTTCTGCAGTTTCTGCCGCCGCTTGAGCCGCTTCAGCGTCTGCAGTGGCTGTCACTACCGCCGCATTGATTGTTGACTGTGTGTTTGTGTATGCAGTTTCAGCAAGATCTTTAAAACCTTCTGCTAAGTCTCTAGCAGACTCTGAAGCTGTCTGTGCGTCAATAGCATCTGCTCGTGCCGCTAATGCACCAGTCTCTGCAGTTTCAGCATTGGTAGCTTCTGAGGCCGCTGTAGTAGCAAAGGCAGACGCTTCAAGTGTTTTTAGTGCGGCTGAGTATGCTGAAGTGCTTGCGGCTGATGATGAAGAAGCCGCTGATGTAGCTGAAGTAGATGCTTCAGATGCTTGTGTAGTTGCAGTGCTTGCGGAGCTTGATGCGCTCGATGCAGAACTTGCGGCAGAAGAGGCTGAAGATGCCGCAGACGTAGCAGAGGATGCGGCGTTGGTAGCCTGTTCGGTTACCTCATCAATAGTAGCCTGATCTGTAGTTGTACTTGCGCTACCAGTACCACGATAAATCGCCATTAGAATCTCCAGTGTATAGAATTAGGAAAACCCCTCCGGAGAGGGGCTTAAGTGCTTTAGGCGTTGAAGACCAAAGCGAGTGCAGACTCAGGACGCAAAACCTTGACACCGTAGAGAGTGTCTGCAGTGAACAAGTCACCAAGGTATTCTTGCTTGTACTGAGTTTGAGTACGAACACCCATCTGCTCTGCAAATACCGCAAAGTCTTTATGACCCAGGATACCTGCTTTCAAGTCACCACCTGCGGCATTGTCTGCGGCAGTTTCAATGACAGGGCAGTTTGTAGAAACGTAGATGGTAATACCGTAGAGGCTACCAATCTGGCCGTTTACTGTTGGTGTTCCAGACACAAAGTCTGAAGAGTTGTAGCGTGTGATACCACGAATGGTTTCAACAACTGATGGAGGAACAACAAGGAAGCGTCCGTCCATAGGAACGTCAGCATCGTCAAGTTGCTTAACTGCCGCACGGAAGCCATCGTCAGAGAAGATGTCAGCCGCCGCTACAGTGTCAACAGCATAGGCTGTTAAGTCTGTAGATGCATCCATGTAGTAGGCGTTGCTGTGAACCCAGTCAGCACCATCAGAGTCGCCAAGACTCTTACCCAATGCAAAGAGGTCAGTATCAACCTGCTTGGCAAGAGCATAACCTGCGTCTTGAGTGTAGAACTGACGGAGTGAAGCAAGTGCTTGCACGTCAGTGATGTCTTCAATCAGACGTGAGTATTCGTAGTGCTTGTCTACGCTTACTTGTACTTCTGATTCAGTAGCCGCAATCAGTGTTACCTGAGTTTCAGCAGACTTAGCAGAAGCAGAGCCACGAGTAGGCTTAGGGATGTGAATAGTGTCACCCTTCTTACCTGTCATTGGCATACGGTTTACAAGATTAGCCAAGACGAGTGAGTTCTCGTAGGCCGCGATAATTTCATCACTCCAGATTTCTGGGATGAACGTTTGAGCCGTACCGTTGGCAACGCCAGATCCGGTTACGTGGTTAGTACCTAGTGCCATGTTAATTTCTCCTTAACACTATTTGACACGACCCTCTGCGTATGCCGCCATAATTTCAGGCTGTAGTAGTGCATACCGCTTTGGATCAGTTTGCATAAGTTTAATAATATCAGCACGACGATAGACTTTTCGACTTGGTGCTTCTCCGCTTCCAGATGCTCCACCTGTTGAAGCCGCTTTGAGTTGTCTTTTACGATCTTCCTCTTGCACTTTAGCTGTCTCTACTACCATGTTTTGACGCTCCTTCCACGATGTGATAAGTTCGTCTGCGCTATCAAAATCAAATTGTTTGTCGGCACGATCATAAAGTTCTGTTCGTACCTTTGATTTTGTTATCCACTCCTGGAACTTACTGTCTTGAACAATGTCAATAAAGTCAGGGTGAGACGCTTGCAACTTAGATAGTATCTGCTGTTGCTTCATTGCCATTGAAGTTTCTTCCGCCGCTTTAAGCGTTGGGTGATTTTCAATGGCTTTAGCTATTGCTTTATCTGGGTCAGAGAAAAAGTCAATTTCTTCGTCTTGTTGTTGTTGTGGGCTAGTGGCCGCTTCAATCTGAGACTTAACGAAATCATCAACAATTTTGCGTAGTTCACCTACTTCTGAGCTTTGACGACCTAGTAGCTTTTCAGCTTCCTGATGCATCTGAACAATATCTTTTAAATCTTTGTTGCGATACTTCTCAGGTATGTCGTCTTCAGCTTCAGGCTCTGGGGTTGGCTCTGTAGGAGCTTCCTCTACCTGTTGCTCTTGCTCTTCAAGAGTAGCAAACTCTTCGCCTTCTTGTTGATCTTCGGGTGCACGATCAATTAGTTGTGCCATATTGTTAAACTCCGTGCCGTAGCATTATGGATATGTTAATTACGTGCGGCTCTCTCATGATCCTTAGCCCACCTATCATCAGCATCGGGCCAACCCGTACCTTTGAAATGTGTTCGGACACCAGAGATTATCCGCTGTGTTGTGTCTCCACATTCCGGACATGTAGCAAACTCATCATTAGAATCTACCCATTGTTCTTCAATGTGTTGACATGTAATACATTTGAAATCAAAGCGTCTAATCATCAGACGTTTCCATATCAAACGCATTTTTAATTCCTGATTCAAAGTGAACAACATTTAATAATGTTTGTCTTTTACCTTGAAGAAGGAATAAATCTTTCTGTTCTTTGATCTCATCAATGTTATGAGAATCTAAGATGTCTTGACTTTCTTGTACAAATTGTTTCCAACCTGGATGCAAGAATAAGTCAAGATAGTTTTCATAGTAGACTTCATCTTCTTTGGTCAAAGCATTCTCCTTCTGTTCGGTGCTTTGAATATACTAAATATTATAGCATACTTTTTAGAAAAAGTCAAGCCTCTTCAGGCTCTTTAGTAGGTGTTTTCTTTGGCGTTGGCTTTGATCCTGCTTGTTCAAGCTGCGTTAGTCTCTCGTCCAACTTAGCAAGAATGGCATTCACTTGTAGTAGAATGTTGTCCAGGTCTTGTTTTGTTACCATATTATCCTCTCATTTGCATCTCAACGATGTCTTCCTTAGTTTCAATCTCACGTTGCTTTAACGCAAGATCAGCAAGTTTAGCTCTGCGTTCAAAGTCTTTAGTTTCCGCATCAGGCCCAATATTCTTAAGCAATGCTTCCAACCGTTTAGTCTCTGAGTCTTCAGGGAGTAGTTGTGTCTCCACTTGATTCTGTTGAACACGGGACACAATCTCTGCTGTTTGAGCTTGGATGTTGTCAAGTGTAGCTTGTTGTTTCGCCATCTCCATCTGCGCCATCTGAGCTTGAAGTTCTTGTTGCTGTGGATTAGGCTGATTAGCCTGACGCAATCCTGCAATAATTTCTTCACGGTTGGACAAGTTCATGTTATCCACAATAGACTCAATGAGCATTGGATACATTGGAGATTCAGGACTCATAGTTTGAAGAAGCTGTACAAGCTGTGTCACTTCATACTCACGAGCAATGATACCCAAAGAACTAGAAGGAATAAACTTAAAGTCCTGTGCAGGGTAGCGTTCTGGATCAAACTGCATATACCGATGAGCCATCTTAGTAATCATTGGTAATAGGAATGCTTCTTGGAAGTTAATCAAAGTACGCTTGTGCCGTTTGATAATTGCACCTAACGACATACTAATACCTGCCGCTGTGCTTTCTCCATTAATAGATCCTGGGATACCTGCGGCATCAATAGCACCAGTAGCCATCTGCACCATACGTTGAAGCTCTGCACCTTGATTAAATGTTACGGCATCAAGCTTACCAAAGTTAAGCGGTTGGAGAATTTCTGCAGGATTACCATTAGTAAGAATTGTC